AGGAGTTAACATCGCAGCCAAAAGGTGATATATGGCCACTGAGGACGGCAACCCCGATACCGGGATCGGACTTCACGAAGCAACTCTTGCCATCAGTAAACTTCTCGGCCCTGAAGAGGACAACCAAGAGACTGAGGCGCTAGACCCGGAAACGGGTGATGAGGACGAAGTAGAAGAGTACGAAGAAGTCGAAGCTGACGGGCAGACTGAAGACGAACTCGAAACTGAAGACTCAGAACTGCAAGACGAAGATAGCAACGAAGAAGCTACGCAGGAACTTCCGGAAGACCTGACCCTCAAGGTTAAAGTTGATGGTGAGGAAGTAGAAGTCACCCTGGCCGAACTTCGGAATGGTTATTCTAGGACGGCAGACTATACGCGGAAAGTAACCGCCTTGGCCAACGAGCGTAAGACGCTCCAGGCCGAAGTGGAGTCGATCCGCAACGAACGCGCTCAATACGAGCAGCTTCTGCCTGCACTGCGTCAGCAGTTGGAACAGAGTGCTGCTGCGGAGCCTGACTGGGATAGTCTTTATGAAGAAGACCCCATTGAGGCAGCGCGGTTGGAACGTCATTGGCGGAAGTCCCGTGAGGAACAAACGCAGAAGCTCCAAGCCATTCAGGCCGAGCAGCAGCGTCTCGCACAGGAAAACGCCAAGGAACAGCAGCGTGCAATGGCTGCGTTTATCGAGGCCGAACGTGCCAAACTGCCTGAAGTAATCCCTGAGTGGAAGAACCAGGAAGTGCTGACACGGGAAGTCAACGATCTTCGCAACTGGGCCATTGCAAACGGCTTGACGGAACAGGATGTGAACTCGCTGCAACAGGCGTCACACATCGCTATTCTGCGTAAGGCCATGCTGTTTGATAAGGGTACTAAGACTGTGGCTGAATCGAAAGCGCCTGCAACCAAGAAGGTGGCGCGAATTGTGAAGCCCGGCAGTAGCGGTACGCAAGTCAAGACGGGTTCGACCGAAGTAAAGAGGGCATCGCAGCGCCTCGTGCGTACTGGCCGTATATCAGATGCGGCTGCGCTTTTGGACAAACTCATCTAAGAGGATTTTACTAATGGCAATTGTTACCAACACTTTCACCCGCTATTCGGCTATCGGTATCCGTGAAGACCTGTCGAATGTGATCTACAACATCTCGCCGGAAGAAACCCCGTTCATCTCGAACATCGGCCGCGAGAACGTTAAGAACACCTACTTCGAATGGCAGACCGACAGCCTCGCCGCTGCTTCGGCTTCGAACGCTGCGCTGGAAGGCGACGACGTTTCGTCGTTCACCGCTGTGAACCCGACCAGCCGCGTTGGCAACTACACCCAGATTTCGACCAAGAACGTCGTGATCTCGGGTACGCTGGAAGCTCTGGACAAGGCTGGCCGTCGTTCGGAACTGACCTATCAGCTTGCCAAGCTGGGTTCGGAACTGAAGCGCGACATGGAAAGCGCCCTGCTTGCTAACCAGTCGCCGGTTGCTGGTAACACCACCACCGCTCGTCGTACCGCTGGTCTGCCGGCTTGGCTGAAGACCAACGTCAACAAGGCTTCGGACGGCGCCAACAACTCGGGTATCTCGGCTCGTACCGACGGTACGCAGCGTGCCTTCACCGAAACTCTGCTGAAGGACATCGTCTCGCAGGTCTGGACCTCGGGCGGCACGCCGAAGATGCTGATGGTTGGCGCCTTCAACAAGCAGGCTGCTTCGGCCTTCAACGGTATCGCTACCCGCTACCGCGACGTTCCGGCTGGCCAGCAGGCCCAGATCGTCGGCGCTGCCGACGTGTACGTGTCGGACTTCGGTACCGTCAACATTGTGCCGAACCGCTTCCAGCGCGCTCGTGACGGCTTCATCGTCGATCCCGACTACGCGTCGATGGCGATCCTGCGCCCGATCCAGCAGATGGAACTGGCGAAGACCGGCGACGCTGAGAAGCGCCTGATGCTGGTCGAATACGGCCTGAAGGTCTCGAACGAAGCCGCTCACGGCATCGTTGCGGATCTTACCACGGCCTAATTGACAGAGGGGTGGGGGCAGGTTTAGGCTTGCCCCCTAACCTTTGGAGAGTAATTCCATGTCAAAGCGCCTTATTTCCGACGACGCCGCTACCGGCATTAAGACGTACCTCGACTATGACGGCACCGATGACAATGCCACTATCGTAAAAGAGCAGGACGTTACCGGGATCGTTGAGTCCAACAGGGCCGCATTTGACGCCGCTCCAAAGCGTTGGGGCGACATGACACACGTAGGCCGCATTCCGATGACGGTCTATATGGAGCTAAAGCAGAAGGGTATCCTGGACGACCAACAGGAACTCGTGAAGTGGCTCAATGATCCTGCCAATGGTATGTGGCGTGTACGACCGGGGACGATCTGATGGCGATTACGACTTACGCAGAACTGAAGTCGGCCATCGCAGATTGGCTGAACCGCGACGATCTGGACACCACAATCCCTAATTTCATTTCGCTGGCCGAGGCACAGTTCAACCGAACTGTCCGCCACCGTAAGATGGTGACGCGCTCGGACGCCACGCTGGATACGCCGTATTTCGCGGTGCCGGCCGATTGGCTCCAGACCATTCGGTTTCAGCTTAACACGAACCCGGTTACGCCGCTGCTCTACGTCACGCCGGAACAGGCGCTAGAAGAGAGCCAAGTTTATAGTGCAGCGCAGCAACCTCTGTTCTACACGACTATCGGCCAGCAGTTTCAAGTCGTGCCGTACCCGGACGGCGAGTATGGCGCCGAGCTTCTCTACTACGCCAAGATTCCGGCGCTGTCCGACAGCAACACGTCGAACTGGTTGCTGACAGAAAGCCCTGATCTCTACCTGTACGCAGCCCTGATCCAGTCGGCTCCGTATCTGAAGGAAGATGAACGGATCAATGTTTGGGCCGGGCTGTATCAACGCCTGTTTGATGATATGATGCTGGCCGATGAACGCGCTCGTGTTGGTTCGTCTAAGTTGCAATCGCGTTTCCGCACATTTGGTTAAGGATCGGTTGAATGTCTTTCTCGAATTATCTTGAGAACAAGGTTCTCCTGCACGTCTTCGGGGCAACGGCTTATACCGCTCCGTCCACGCTGTATGTTGCGCTGTTCACCAGCGATCCGGGCGAGACTGGCAGCGGCACCGAAGTGTCTGGCGGTTCTTATGCCCGTCAGACGATTGCCTTTACCGTGACTGGCAACCAAGCATCGAACACTGCGGCTGTTGAATTCCCGACCGCTACGGCTTCGTGGGGTACGATCACTTACGCTGCTGTTTACGACGCTGTGTCGGGCGGCAATCTGCTTGCTTACGGTGCGCTCACCACCTCGAAGACTATTGCGTCGGGCGATGTGCTTCGCATCCCGGCCGGAGACTTCGACATCAATCTGGACTGATAGATGGCCGGGTATGGTAGCGGTCTATACGGACGCGGCAATTACGGCATAGACCCGAAAGAAATCGGGGTTGTCGTAAGCGCCACGTCTTCTTCATCTGCGTCCGCGCAGATCATAAAACTGGCGGCTGTCAACGCATCGGCCACGTCATCGACAACTGTTACCGCTAATCGCGTCCAGTCAATCTCCGCTACGGCTAACGCAGCGGCAAGCAGTTCGGTTTCGGCTACGCGCATCCAACAGCCGAGCGTTACGTCCAGCGCCACGTCTAGCACGACTGTCGCCGCAACCCGCATTCAGCAGCCGAGCGCGACCTCGAATGCCGCGGCTTCGGTTAGTTGCACGCTGCAAGGCGTCTTCCTTGTCCGCATCGCCGCGAATGCACAGGCATCTGTTTCGGTTACATGTAACCGAGTACAGCGCGTTGCCGTAACGGTTAACGGCGTTTCGAGCGTAACAATAACCGCTGTTAAGAAGTGGGAGCCAGAGCCGGTAACTCCGGAAGCATGGACCTCACAATCAATAACACCAGAGACATGGACTACTCAAGCGGATACTGCTATTTCTTGGACGCCGCAAGAAACAACAAGCGAGACTTGGACTCCGCTTTCTGATACAAGCGAAACTTGGACGCCGCGAGTATTTCCAGACTCATTGGCTGCGTGAGGTAAATTATGGCTGATACTACCACGACGAACCTTGGACTTACGAAACCGGAAGTCGGTGCCAGCGCCGATACCTGGGGTACTAAGCTCAATACCGACCTCGATACCATTGACGCTCTGTTTAAGGCAGACGGCACGGGCACGAGCGTGGGCCTGAATGTTGGTTCGGGCAAGGTTCTGACCATCGCCGGTAACGTCTCGGCCAATGGCGCCACTCTGTCGCCTACCGAACTGAGCTATGTTGATGGCGTTACTTCGTCGATCCAGACGCAGATCAACTCCAAGCAGGCCACGCTTGTTAGCGGCACGAACATTAAAACCGTTGGTGGTACGTCACTTCTCGGCTCTGGAGATGTCGGAACTATTGGCGTCGCATACGGCGGTACGGGCGCTACCTCGCTGACCAGCGGGTATGTTCTGAAGGGCAACGGCACCTCGGCGGTATCGGCGTCGGTGATCTACGACAACGGCACGAACGTCGGGATCGGGACGAGTTCGCCTACCCGTAAACTTGTTGCATCTAACTCTGGCGCAGAGGGCATTGAGTTTGCCCCCGGTGCTTCTAGCGGCGAGAACTGGCAGGTTAACTATAACCGGACTAGCGGCGCTTATGTGAGCAGTGTGTCCTATGCACTGGACACTCGGTTCTACACGGGGAGTTCTCCGTCCGAACGCCTCCGCATCGACAGCAGCGGCAACGTCGGGATCGGAACGAGTTCGCCGGGACAGAAGCTGACGCTTCAGGGCGCGCAGCTTACGATCCCTGCGGCTGGCTGGTCGTCGGGTCAGGTGGCTTACAATTATCTCGGTGACACCAACGGTGGTATCCGCGCCACAAACGGCGGCAACGTAGGCGTCTTTGCCTACAATGGCTTCGATGTAACTGTTAACGGTGT